CCGGGATAGGAATAGTCTGATACTTTTGGCGAATACCACCCAACACTTCTTTACACAGTGCCAAGAAATATTTTCGTATCCACTGTTTTCCAACCGAGTTAACACTGCCGTATGGAATAACACCGTATGGAACATTGCTGTAGTCTCCTATAATCGGAGACGATACGGCAGAACCGGAGGTATTGTAATATGAACCAGACCCACTAACCCCTTGTGCGTCACGTTCAGCCGCCAACAAATACTGAAAATACATTTTAAAGTTGCTCGTCGGAATTGGGAATATCTTGATTTTATTATTTATTAGCTCGAATCCATACGCGGACTTTCTTACCATGTCATTAAACTCGATTGCTTGCATACGAAGCAAATCTTCGAATATCGGAGTCATTAAGAACTGTGTTGCTGGTGAGTATCCGGCAAATCCCATTTCGTTGAGAACGTTGCTGTAACTCATACCAGTCATAGAAAATGGGTCGTAGATACGCGCCGCAGCGGGTGACATTTCGTGGAAGATTCTCCTGATTTCAATTCGATTGAAGCTTTCGCTGACATCTCCCCACAGTGCCTGTAAATCATAGGTCTGCTTTCCTCGCTCAACTTCCACAAATCCCTTTTTCCAATCAACGTTTCCACCAACACCGAATTCTGTGCCATATCCCTGTGCAAGTTTAATTATGTACGGTAGCCCGCTTCCCCCCACGTTTGTTTGTGTAATGTTGGTAGTGGCAGACGAGCCCTGCAACACTCCAATGTTGTTTCGAATATTAAATTGATTCACTTGTGCACTATACTCATTACATGCCTCTTCAAAACATGCGTAAAAACTTATGTCTATCATTTCAATATCAACAATTGGATAGCCGAGTCTGGTTGCCGCCCATTTTGCAGAATTAACCGCGTCTTTTTGAAAGATTGGGTCGGCCTCGTAAAACCCGTATGGTGTTAGCCCACTACCAGACGTGATTGCAGACCCCGAACCGGGCCATCGCACTCTATCTTGGTCAACGTTATAATTTATGGATGTATCTGGCATATTATATAAATATCTGACAGTGGATATAAATATAACCTATTCCTATCCTACCGCCCTTTTTTTATTTTAGCCTATATTTATAGAAAGAACATATGATTAAGCTCAAGGACATACTCATCGAAGGTAATATTATTAAATTAAAACAGGAGGAAGTCGTGCCAGACCGAGCGCCAGCATCCAATGCTTCACACAATGCACATGAGCTTTCACCACCATCCCACCACGCTTATGGAGAACCGGCGGGAAACAAAGTGAAAGGAATGGAGCCGTACGTCTCCAAGCAAGATTTTACAGGAATGTCCACCGTCAAAAAATTCGAAATCACCGACGATTTTGTGAATTATATTAAGGCGGTTGAGAACAATATAAAAAAAGGATTTAAAAACGGGAAGTGGTACCCGCATCCGGCGGTTGAGGGCGGCAAGAGTTGGGATATTGCTTATGGGCATAAAATCACCAAGTCTGATGATATGGCGAAGTTTAGAAATGGCATAACTGAGCAAGAGGCTACCGCGCTGTTAAAACAAGATTTGGAAAAGGCTAAACGAGAAACAGAAGCATATTTAAAAAAGGCTCGCTTACCAACAAACCTTTCACAGAAACAGTGGGAAATGCTGGTAGACTATTCGTTCAATTTGGGCACCGTCGCCAAGTTCCCGGAGATGACTAAAGCCGTAGTTTTCCAAGACATTCCAAAGGCAAAAAGAGAGTATAAACGGTACGGTACTTTTAATGGCGAGAAAAAAGAATTGGCCAGAAACAGAGAGTTTTACAAACGATACTTGACCTGACGACTCCACGTGATTAAATTAAAACAGTTAATTGAAGCACGCACGTTAAAAGATATAGAAACATACATTGAACGCGGCGGACTCGGCAGAGAAAACTCGGATTATGCAATTCAACATAATAAAGTAACTCCCGAAGAAGTGGACTTGTTGATGCCCGCTATAAAAAATTTCGATGCCGGTGGAAAGTTTGAATGGCCAAATGATGCGTTGGCAAAAAAAGTATTGAATATACTGCGTCGCGAACCAAGAACACCAGATTCCGGATTTAATTATCCAACCAACCATAAAACCAAATACGATTCGCCAAAAAAATTAGAACCAACAACTCCCCCACTGTCAAAAGACGTTGTTAGCGCAAGAATGCAAGATATAGAAAGACGCTTGAGTGGTGGATGATTCTCGTTGACAATTGGGGCAATTAACACATAATGTAATCATATAATATATGAAAAAACTAATCTCAATGTTGCTGTTGGCTGTTGTATTAACGTCAAGTGGATGCGTGTCCAGTCCTAGATATGTGCAGCACGCGCCCTCGCAACCAAGAGTTATTTATTATTATCCATACTACGATCTATCGCCAAGATACTACACCGCCCCGTCTTATTCGATTATAACGTGGCGTATTGGCGTTGGAATCGGCGGTCACGAACATCGTCGCGGTCATCGTCGATAATATTTGACATAACTTAGACCGGTGCACAAGCCGCTTGATATTTCGGGCGGCTTTTATATTTATAAGTATGATTTTATTGAAACACCTTCTCAGCGAGGCGCTCGAATCGCCTTATAAATACAAACATTCCTTTGCAACCGAAGAAATTGATTACGAAGACGAAGAAACCGGAGAAATTTATAAAAAAGATGTGTTGAGCCCGGTCCAAATAATAAGATTCAAAACTGACAGCGGCATTAATTACATGTGGTATGCCAAGCAAGGTAGATACGACGATACTGCGTGGGAAATAGCGTTCGGAGTCCACGAAGGAGTGGAATCGGACGGAACAAACAAATTAAATATCGGACTGACCAAAACTGGGGATGCGCTTAGAATATTTGCCACCATCATTGATATAACAAATAGTTTCGTTGAATTTGACGATGACAGCCACGAAATACTGCGATTGACAATGACTGCCAAGGAAGATAATCGCGCCAACCTTTACATTAAAAGATTTGTTCCATTAATTGAAAATTTTAAGTTGGAAGACGTTAGAAAATTCCACGGTGAGTCGCATATTACGTTAGCTCGAACAAATTGAGCAACGGATGCAATATTTTAAAAAATAAAAAACCCGGCCTTTCGACCGGGTTTTTTGTATGATTAACTCTACTCTAAGAAGGATTAGACTTCGTTTAGATTTCCAATGATGATCTTGCCGTAGAATTCCGGACGGATCATCTTCTTGGCATAACGAGTCATTACACCACGGCGAGGCGTGAAGTTGACTGGATCGTATACCAGAGGAGTTTGGATTAGAGGAATGTATGGAGCATACACAGCACCGGTTTCGAGGAAGTTCGTTCCGCGGAATCCGACCAATATAACGTTGTCCGTCATATATGGGTTCTTGTACACTGTCCAACGGTTGCTCAGAGCGCCGACCTTGGCAACACCCATCGCGAACTTGGCTTGGTCGCCGTCCGTGTTGGTGGTGAAGCCCGGAATGCACTCGATGATGGTTGCAACGTCAGGCGAACATACGAGGAAGTTTGCACCACCGCGCAGTGTCAACTGGTGAATCTTGTTAGATACCTGTTGAATCTTATTGCCCAAGGTTTGGAACCATGTGCTCTTTACGTAAGCCGTACGATTTGCGGCGGTGTCTTGGAAGATACCGAGGGAAGAGTTGAACTCAGTTCCGATGCGTGCGGACCAATACTGCGTTGTAGCAGCAGGAGCGGCCAGCATCAACATGTCGAGGATTTCTAAGTCAATTTCCATCGAAACGTATTCGGACAACAGCGCGGTCAATTCTGCTTCTGCGTCGATTGAGTGATAGGCATTCAAGTCCTGTGCCAGTTCTGGTGTCCAGACGGCCTTTAGCTTGCGTGTCTTGGCTACGATAGCCTCGCTCTTCAATTCTAGATTGACTTCTGGAATACCAATGTCATGAGCGGTGCCGTATACGTTTGGAAGTCCATTACCCTTGTCTTCGAAGTCGCCACGAGTCATGTCGGTCGGCTGTGTGTGGTACGCAACTGCACCATTACCCGTGATCCCAGAGCCAGATACAACGAACGTTACCGTGTTTGTGCCCGGAGCCGAAGTCGTGAAGGCCGGATAGAAGTCAACGATACCAGTACCAGAAACGGTAAAGGCGCGAACTCCATTGGCGTCGAATTGGCGGTTGGCGGTTAGGTCAACTGTCACCAGTTGAATTTCACCAGCAGCAGCCGAGGCGCTAAGAGTAGGATTGAACGCTACGTTCAGCCAATTACCAGAACTCGTGACCATCGCCAAGGAGGCGGTCTGGTCGTTGATGGTGTAACCGAAGCGGCCTTGGCCATATAGACCATTGACTGCGCTATCGGTCGAACCCAACTTTGTTCCGGTACCACCAAATAAGGACTGGTTAGCAAACGAAGGCTTGCCAGCTTGGTCAGAACCATACTTGAAGTCTAGATAAAACACTAGACCGGAAGGAAGATTCATCGGCTGAACCGACACGAATTCTTTGGCTGCGATTTCAGCGAACACGCGGCGAACGAGTGGCAGTGCCACACCGGCCCATTGTTCGGAACTGGACGATGTACCTGTGCGGGTAGCCTCGTCGATTAGTTGTTTTGCTTGGTTCTCAAGCAAAATGGCCATATGGGATTTTTCCATATCACCTTTGATACCTTCTAATAGACCGGTCTTGTCCCACTTGTTGACGAGACTGCGAGTCTGGCTCATTAGTTGAGCCATCGGATTAGATGTCTCTGTTAGCAATTTTTTAATGTCTGACATAATTTTAATTTCCTGTTAAGGTTTGATTGTTGATTTTAGTTATTAGCGAATACCAGCTAGTTTCTTAAATCGGTTGGCCATCTCGGCCCCCTCAGTAAGTACTACCGGTTTCGTCGGCTTTGTTGATGCAACGGACTTCGAAGCTAACCCTTCGGTGATTGTCTTGACTGTACCAGAAACGAGTTTCTTGGTTTCAGTCCGTCTTGCACCGGAATTTATGGACTCAGCTAGCGTAGCGTAAACGAGCTTGGCTTCACGGACCGACTTTGTGAGGTCAAACGACTCGATTATCTTTAGTTTCTGCTCATTGGTCATATTTGCTTGTTTGAACAATTTGTTCGTATATAGCAATTTTGCATTAAGCAGGTTTACTTCGTTAATTCGGTCCCGCAGATAAACAACTGTATTGCGGTATTCTTCTAATTCCTTTTTCAACGAAATGTTTTCTTTGAGCCAAGCAGGTTTTCCGGAGTCGTCATCGTCCTTCTCGTCCTTCTTTTCGCCCTTTTCCTCTTTGTCGTCATCCTCGTCATCGTCATCGCTCTCAAGCAAGGACTCTAGGTTGATTTCTTCATCCATCGAACCAGTCGCGGGAGCAGGAGTCGCACATGCAGGATCGAGTGTTGGTTCTGCATTGGTATCATTGACCGAATCTTCCAATTCTTTCAAGATTTCATCCAACGAAGAAGTATCAATCTCGTTTTCTTCCAGTGTTTTGCCCGTGGCGTTTGTTTCGCCCTTCTTAGGGCCACCGGATAGTT